ATGGGATTAGTTACTGCAACACCTAGCAAACTGCTATCTTCAACTACAGCAGCGAATGGAGTGGTAGATGTATTTATGTCTCCTACTTTCCTTAAAGGTCTAGGAATGACTGAAAGTCAGGTTACTAGATCTCTAGTAAATGCTGCTAATTTTTCAACAACTAAAAATGTAAAAGACAATAAGGGAAATATTAAGCAGGTAACAACAGGACTAAGAGCAGGTGTATCAGCAAAAGCAAATATAGAGGATACATTAAAATTAATCAGAACTAAACTTGCATCAGATAAATCTTCCTTTGAGGATAGAAAAGTATTTGTAGAATCTTTCTTAGGAAGGGTTGCAAAAAGAATTAACCCAAAATCATTAGATCCAAAAACTGGTAAAATGAAATTTGTTAACTCTAAAAAATCTATTGCAACAAATAAAAAGATTGTAAAATTCTTTAAAGAAAGTATAGGGTTTACGCAAATGAAAGCGACAGGTGGTAGAGTTTCACCTGCTAACCTAAAGGCTGCTGTATCATATATGTTAGGTGAGCCACTTTTAAGAAGTGAATCTCAAACAAATAAAATTTATGCTGTATTAGAAATAGATGGTAAAGTAAAACCAGTAAAGTCTGATGCACATGAGTCTTATCCTAAAGCAATTGCATCTGAGGGTGATGCTAGAACTAAATTACACATTCTAAAAGATAGAATGGATTGGAGAGATAATGTAGCAGATCCTGATACAGATACAAACATTGAAGTGGGGCGACCAAGAAATAAAGATGGTAAGCCAAGATCACATATACAAATACTACCTACAACTGTAGGATTATCTTATGCACCAGTAAGGGTGTTAAATCAATCAGAGAATCCTGGAATGTCATTTCAGTTAAATACTGATACTAATAAAAAACAGATATCTGAAAGCATAACAAGACTTAAAGAGCAAGGTAAATTTACAGAACAGCAGTTAGTCGATTACTACCATAGAAGATTCCCTGACGTATCTAAAAAAGAATTAGGAGAAATGTATAATGGTAAGGTGCCAGAAGATTCTCCAAGATCTGAAAAAAGAAAATATACTAATAGACTAGAAGAAGTATTAAGTGAGCAAACTTTTGAAGAATTATCTGAAGAAGCAAAAACTTATATTCCAAAAAGAAATAATATAACAGAGGCTGAGGCTGATGCTATGTTTGAAGGACTAGGCTTAGAAGATGCTATAGTTGTAGTGAAATCTAATCCTGAATATTTATTACCTGAAGTTAGAATTGCTCTAACCAATAAAGTTGTAATGGAGTTAGAGAAGAAGGCTCAGCAACTAAGAGCAGAAGGAAAAGACTCTGAGGCTAATCTAATATCAGCATCTATAAACAGTATTGTTGAGGTTATCGCAGCAGAAGGAACAAAAGCAGGTAGGTTTATTCAAGCATTTAAATTATTAAAAGCATTAAGTGCAGATAGAACGGTTTCTCTAGTAAACAAAAAATTAAAAGAGGCAGGCAAACAACCTTTAACAAAAGAACAAGAGGCCGAGTTAAAAAGATTAAAACAAGAGTCTGATAACGCAGCAGAAGGATTACCAAAATCTGAGGCGATGGCAAAACAATTTAAATACATTCAGAAACTTTTAGGATCTTCTTTTAAAGGTGTGTTTGAGGCGTATTTCTATGCTAGTATACTGTCGGGAATGACAACTCAATTGAGAAACATTATGGCTAACGTAATGTCTATAGGTAATGAATTAATTGTTACATCCATAAGAGAGGCTATTTTAGGAAATCCAAAAGCAATATTCCAAGCACCAATGGGAATGATTAAAGGACTTAGTAAAGGGTGGTTGAATGCTAAAAATATTTTACAAACTGGTATAAAGTCTGATAAGTCGAATAAGTTTGATAACCCTGCCCTACTTGAGTGGTGGAGATTTAATACTAATGAAACTGTTATAGGTAAACTATTACCTAAAAAAGTAACTGATTCAGCAGACTGGCTTTTAAATTCTAAGTTTTTACCATGGTCACCTAACTTTTTAAAATATGTTCAAAGAGCAATGGTTGCAGGTGATCAAATGTTTTTTCATTCTGCAAAAGAAATGCAAGCGAGAGCACTTGCAAATAGAATTAAAAGAGGTAAAGACGTAACACCAGAAGATGTTAAAAGAGCAGAAAGTATATTAGAACCTTCTCAAGAATTAAAAGACCAAGCAAAAGCACAAGCAATTAAAGAAGGTTTTAAGGAAGGCACTACAAGATATAAGATAAGGGTGCATGAATTGATTGAGGCACAAAGAGACATGACTATTCAAGGTCAGTCTGAAGACTTTGCTGCCAAAACAACTTTTAACTATGAGCCAGAAGGTGCATTAAGTTACTTATATAACTTTATCGTACAGTCAAGACAGATGCCAGGTATTGGCCCAATCATGACTACGTTTATTCCTTTTGCTAGAGTATTAACAAATGTATTTAATAGGTTCTTACACTATACTCCTGTAGGTGCTGTAACAGCATACAGAGGAAAAGTAAGAATAGCAAGTGGTAAAATTAGAACCCTGAGTACGGAAGAAAAAGCAGACTTATATATCAAGTCATCAATTGGTTTGTCTACAATGGCAGGATTGGTTGCATATTTAATGTCTCAAGCAGACGATGATGATGCTGTTCTAAAAATATCAGCAGCAGGCCCTTCTGATTTTAATAAAAAATATGAATTACAAAAGGCGGGTTGGAAACCATTTACTATTACAGTAGGTGATGTAAGTGTATCTTATCAAGATCATCCATTATATTTTATTCTTGCAGGTGCAGGTACTTTATATGAAAGTGATAAGTATGGTAACTCAATAGATGGTGAAGGTAACGCAGATCTATTCTCTTATGTAGCATTAACAACTGCGATGAGTATGCTACAACAATCATGGTTACAGGGCTTGTCAGACCTTGGTAGAATTTTAAATTCAAATGATCCTGCTAAAGCAATAGCAAATAAAACTTTTGGTGTTCTTGGTTCGGTTGCAATGCCTAATTTCCATAAACAACTGGTAAGACAATACATGGAAATAATGAGTGATCCAATTAAGGCAAGAAGAACAGGTACATTATCTGGTGCAATAGATCAACTGTATAGAGACATACCTATTGCAAACTCTGGACTATATGATATGGTAGATAATTTTGGTGATCCAGTTATTCCTAACCAGGGAGAAAAATTTGTTCCTTTAAGTTTAGACTTCGGAGAAAGAGGAGATCCATTAGTAAAACATCTTGTTGAAGAAGGAGTATTTGTAGGCTCTGCAAGAAACAGAAAAATTGAGGACTTTGAAACAGGCGAATCTAGATACCTAGATGGCGATGAGTATCAGGTTTATAAAATGGAATCTGCAAAAGCAGTAGGTAAACTACTTAGAGAAAATTATTCCTACTTAAAAACATTAAAAGGAGAAGAGTTAGGAGAAACTGTAAAAATGTATAAGCAACAAGCGAGAGAGGAAACACTATATGAGTTATTCTATTATGATAAATACAAAGAATTAACCAAGAAAAAATGAGAGAAATAAATGAAATAATTGTGCATTGCACAGCAACACCAGAAGGCAGAAAGGTTTCTGTTGAAGAAATAGACAGATGGCACAAGGACAGAGGATGGTCAGGTATAGGATACCATTATTGTGTTCAGTTAGATGGTAAAGTAAACAAAGGAAGAGATGTGAAAATTCCAGGTGCTCATTGTAAAGGAAGAAATAAACAATCTATCGGTATTACATATGTTGGGGGGTTAGATTCAGATATGAGTCCATGCGACACAAGAACGGATGCACAAATTGACAGTCTTAAATATCTAATTGGATATCTTTGTGCAAGTTATCCAGGGGCAAAAGTTTCTGGTCACAGGGACTGGTCATCTAAGGCTTGTCCTTCTTTTGACGCTAAAGAAGAATATAAAAATATATCAGAGAAATATGGAGGATAATAAAGGTTACGAGATTGCTGTATCAGAAAGGTTCAAAATTGGGCCATTAGTTGGATGGGCATTTTATTCACCAGACGAACATGGTGATTGGTACGAATTTAATCTTTACCTATTGTTTTTTATGATACATATAAAATGGTGGGATTTAGATGAAGAGTAAAGATGAAAGTATAAATAGTTTTTTAGCCAAAAATTGGTCAATGGTAGTTGGTCTATTGGCTGCGATATTTACAGCAGGAACTATCTTCGCACAATTCACCGCCCTTCAAGTAGAATTAACTACTCTACATGAAAGATTAGATAAGAAAATTAAAGTTATAAATCAATTAGAAGACAGAATAGTTGATATTGAGAAAGAACTACAATACGAAAAGGGATATCTAGAAGGTAAAGAAAAATAAAAATCATGAGTAATAAAAAACCAAAAAAAAAGTTTAAAGAAACTAAAGTTGGTAAGTTTCTATTAGGTTCTGGATCAGCCATCATAGATGTTGTAGGCGATTTGTTACCAGACTCTGGTGTAATGGGTGTGGTTAAAAATCTTATCGAAAAAGAAGATCCTAAAATATTACCTCCAGAAGACAAGGAAAAAGCAATGAAACTCTTAGAACTAGACATGATAGAGTTGCAAGAGGTGAGTAAGCGTTGGGATTCAGATATGAAATCAGACTCATGGCTTTCAAAAAACACAAGACCTATGACTTTAATCTATCTAACAGTTACCACATCATTATACATTATCTTAGATAGTCTAGATATTGCGTTTGATATTGATGAAAGTTGGGTAGAACTTTTAAAAACTCTTCTAGTTACAATTTATGTAGCCTATTTCGGATCGAGAGGATTTGAAAAATACAGTACAATTAAAAAAGGTTAAGATTCTTTATCTTCCTTATATATTTTATACCCTTGTTCCTTCAATAATTTAATAGCCTTCTTGATCGCTCTTTCATTCATTCTAAATTCGTGAAAAATTTGATTCTCAAATGCGTGATGTTTCATATTAGTATGTATTAGTTGTCGTTGTAAACCAACCATTCTTATCAGCACCTTCGTTTTCTTTAACCTCCTGGTCTTTCAACGCTATTATTAAAAGTATTAAATATCCTGTAAGATCTTTTACAGAATCTTCAGTCTTATCGTATATACCCTTCTGCTTTATTCTAGATATTTTATCATCTATCCTAGCACACAAAGATTTTACCGCATCGCCATCACTAAAAATATTGACTGGATTAGTTGCACTATCTCCGTAGTCTTTATTTTTAGAGACGAGAAGGCTGATGATTTCAGCACCAACCCTCTCAATTTTTTCTCTAGTATCCATATTAGAATGGTGCAGTTTCATCTTGGTTAACAAAACTTTCTACTTTTTCCTCATGGCTTTTTGAAGGAATATTACCATCTGCGTATGTAATTTTCCATGCATTAGCATTAGCAGTTCTTAACTCTCCATTACGGTCTGTGTAACTTCTTAGGTTTACTGATACTTTTACTTCATCATTTTCTTTGTATGCAGTAAATAGGTTTGCTTTTGCACCAATAGCCTCCACTGGGTAGTCTACAGGATACTCTCCTCCTAACGTAAGTGTTAGGGTTCTTTTCTCCAGATCTCCATTTTTAGTCTGGATTGTCATCGCATCAGATATTGTTTTGATGCGGCCTTGTAATTCAATTGAATTGCTCATAATTATTATTTAAAAGTGTTATATATATTCAGAGGTGTTGATTCCTCTTGCCTTGAGACATTCAAGGACTTGTTTTATTATATAGTTTACATAGTCTAAATCCTTTTCTAGTTGTTTATCTAGTTGTTTTAATTTCTTTTTTTCTTGTGCTGTATTGTTTACACAGATGATTTTTACATGATCTGTGTTATGTTTTTCTAACAACCTATCCATTTCTGGTATTTTTAAAATCTTGTCTGGCATACAATTTTATTAAGGCGTATTAATTATTTTATTTTGAATTAGCATCTCTATTAATTCCATCATATCTTCCTTATAAAGAATGCAATATTCTTTCCCTCCTGGTGCTTTATGAAACACAATAGGAACATCTGTTGGTTTTATATCCATGTCGCTTAGGACTTTTTTATACTGAGGATTTCTTTTGTAACATTTTGCCTGGACAGCAAAATCTCCAGTATTCATAAGGTCAATACCCTTATCATCTAACATTTTAGATCCATACCTAGTTGTTACACAATCTGTAAATCCTAACTTTTTAAAGTCTTTTACTAATTGTCTTTCGTAATTGTGCCCTTTATTTCTGTTTGTGTTTGCCATATACATTAAAATCTTTATAAACATAAACCGCTTTGCGTTTTACAAATGCTTTTATGTCTTCATATTTAACTGATTTATCAAAACCTCTTAGTAAAAGGTAATAATCCTTACCTAAACCATTTGGTCTAATAAAATACTCTTCTTTGTTTGGAACTATTTCTTCTAGTTTTGCAGGTCTCAGTAAGTCTACGCCTTTCTCAAAAGGTTTTTGCTTTCCTACCTTGCCTCCATACCTATTGTTTTCCCAAACTACCCTATATAATATTTGCTCATTCTTGACCATTAAACTTTGCATACTGCCCGCCATGAGTTGTGTTGCTATACTCATTATAACAAGTTGTTTCTAAATTATACTTGAATTCCTGCATACCAGTCTTTCCAGTAAACCTCCATCGTACCTTCCAAACGTGCACTTCGACTAGTTCATTCTCAAAATCTCGGTACACAGTAATTCCATTATCTACTTTATTAAAGAAATGGGAAGACCCACTTACACTATACCCACTTGCAACCTCTACCTTACCATTCTCTTTCTTTAATTTTTGTGGGTGAGCAACTAATATCACTCCACAATCATAAGCCTCTTTAAATATTTTTATCTTAGATAATTGTAATCCAGTATACTGATGCTCATTCATCCCTCTCTCAATCTTATGCTCAACAAATGCCCAGTTATCTATAATCAAGCAATTGATACCCATCTTTTTGACCAACTCTTTTCCTTTGTTTAATATCCCCTCTACTGTAAGGTCATTGTCTTTTAAATTTATAAAGTAGAAATGCTTATTAATAAAATCAATTGCAGGATCTAATTCTTCTGGCTGTAAATTTGTAGCAGAGCCTTTACCAAACTTTTTACCGCTATACTTTTCAATTAATTCAGCAACATGAACTTTAATTGGCTGTTTCTCAGCAGAAAATATTCCAAACTTCCATCCTTGTCTTGCCAACTCTACAATAACTTGATCTACAAAAGAAGATTTACCATGCCCTGGAACTCCAGTAACTAAAGTAAATTCACTTGGTCTCCATGACATCAATTTGTCAAACTCTTTATAACCTATCTCATCACCTTTTGGCATTCCATGGTTATACAGGTTGTGTATTTCTTTACGAGAATCTGATGCCTTACTTACGCCTTCTAGTGGAAAAGGCTTTGCATTATCTAAACATTTAACTAATTCAACACTTCCATGTTTAAGTAAGACATCGTTGGCATCCTTACATCCTTCTGGAAAGTTTACTAACCAGATCCTGTCTTTGCCAATTCTTCTCGATAATTCGTCTCTTAATTTAATTCCAGGGGCATCATTGTCTAATGCCAAGTATATTTTTTCTTTGTTTTCAAACTCCTCTATGCTGTTGTCTAGATATGTAAGGTTTTGATTACCAGTAGATGCTCCATTAGGTACAGAGCAAGCAAACATTAATTTACCTTGCTGTAATCCTGCCTCATAAAAAGCCATAGCATCAAACTCCCCTTCTGTTATTATACACCAAGATGCAGGTTTAATTAAATCTAAACCATACATTATCATTTCAGAACCTTTATTAAGTTTAAAGTTTTTCTGTGAATCTCTAAACTTGATATTTATTCTTCTACCTTTTCTAATATAATTAAATTGGATAACTGGTTTTTCCATCTGTACTTGTGGCATATACTCTACGCCTTCAGTCACTCCGAAATACTCAATTGTGCTATCACTTATCCCTCTGTCTTTGAAGAATTTTAGAACCTTATCAGATAGTGGGGATGCTCTTTGAACAGGCATCTCATATTCAGTTTTATATTCTGCTACGGATCCATTATCTCCACAGTGGTGGCAATAATAAGTACCAGTTTCAACCCAAACTCTTAGGCATTTTTCATTCCTATTCTTCTTCCTAGTATGAGAACACTTAGGACATTTGGTTTTTTGGGGGTCGTTCCCTCCATTAGACTTGACTTCAATGCCAAGTGCTTGCAGTTTTGATAAGTTATCTGTCATATTATTGCTACTCTCTTTCTATTGGGGGTGACCTGGTTAGTAGTCTCCCACTCTTTATATTGTATGAGATATTTCTCAACGAATTTATTACCGAAGATTACCTCTGGTGTAACAGAAGATTGATACTTTTCACTCCATTGCTCCTTACAGTAATCAAACACTTTTACCATTATTGAACCAGTAATTGGCTTACCATCAAACTTTTTAGCCAAAATACTTTTAAATCTTTTCTCGTATGTTCGTGCTTGGTAATTCTTCTTATATCTTTTATTTATATATTCTATCACATCTTTACATACAGTTTGATATTCAAGTGAAATTACTTGATCTGTTTCTGCAACAGCAATCCTAAACCACAAAGGTGTGGTTCTGTATTTCGGATGTGCCTTTGTTCCTATATTGTCTATTAAACCTTTTTCTCCTAACTCCGAAATATATCTACTCATAGTTCTGGATGAGGTGTTTAACTCAATACTTAAATCTGATAAGGTTTTATCACAATAATTATCTTGTGATGTATACTTATAAATTAAATCACATAACATATACGACAATGGAGATAAATCGTGTTTGCGTAAGACTTCATATATTACAGTTGTGCTTCTTATCATTTTAACAATAATTTATGATACCAGAGTTCTCTTTTCTTTTTATTCCTGTGCGACTCTAACCTACAATCCAGTTCTACAATTTGCCCTACCTTATATCCTTTTGCTTTATCTATTGAATCATCCCATGCATGGATTGCTAAGTAGGAGTTGTCTAGGGTTTCTATGATGACTATTTTGAATTGGTGATCTCCTTTTTCGCCACTTACCTCCTGGTCTTCTCCAATATGTCTAATCTTTCCGTTTACTTTTATGTTCATTTGATGTGTTCTTTTATAATTTCAGCAAGCGACACCGCTTTACCATGCCTATTTTTTATGTAGTTCATTACTAAACTAGTCTTGGTATGAAATCCTTTTGCAGTAACCCTGGGGTCTTTTGTGTTATAAAACTCATCCATTATAGAAAGAAACTTTCCTTCCATAAATTCTATGTTACTGATATCTTCAGATAAAAAATCTGCTATATCCTCTTTAGAATGCCCATACATCAATGCTATGCCAGTAAATATGCAAACACCAAAATAAGAGTTTCCTTCTATCACTTGATTTACCTCAAGCGTGTGTGGGTTTTTCACAGCCAAGTTTGCCAGAATTCCCTTTTTTATGTTTTCTAATTCCATGTTTTAAAATTTAGGTTTTTCAATATCCTTATATCTTACATTGAAGGTTTTTCCCCAAATAATCTTCCCTTTCTCACCAAAATCTACCTCTTGTGCCCCTCTATGAATCATCATTTGCTTGATAAGTTGCTGAGTAAGATTTTTATTTGCTTTTGCCTCTTTCTCATTTTCCCTGTGTACGATATATGCTTTTGTTAAATCTTCCAGATCATCATTACCATTAATCTTTACTCTATCAACCATTGCTTTATGTTTCTCTGAAAGAAACTGGTCAAGATCAATTTTATATTCTTCTTCTACAGAAGGCTCTAAGTGAGATACCAATCTGTATACCTCGTTATTGTTCATTGCATCTCCTTCGAGTTCTATGGTTTGCCTTGCCTCTTGAACACTATTGTAGAACCTTTCTCCTTCCTCTATAATTGTTTCTTGAATGTTTGGGTTTGCCTCGATTGTAAAAACATCCATATGTCTTCCATCTTTTAAAAAAGCAAACTGACCATATGCATATTCAAGAACAAGCATATATAATTGTATTTGTGCTATATAGTATGGAGGAATTCCTCCTTCCCATTTATCTGCATTGTATCCAGAAATAGTTTTAATTTCTAAAATACCTCTTCCCTCCATCTCATCGTGCTGTACTATTTGTCTGTCTATGTTAGCAAACAAAAAAGGATATTTAGGATTAACAAATATAGAATTCCTTCTTATTGATTTTCTTAATTTGTTTTTAGACTGGTAGTTGTTTATCATTTCAACAGGATCTCCAGTCCAATATTGCCATAGGTCAGCAACATAATCTTCAAGTAGCCTACCATGAAACATGACTTCATTGTCTATGTTCTTAATATTTGCAGTTCCTACTGATTGATTCCATCTGGTGATTTTAGATGTCCAGGGGTTTAACCCTAATAGTGTTGAGGCATCTGATCCTCCCACCATACCTTTATAGACTAAGGATTTTCTTAATTCTACCCACTCTTCGTAGGTTAGGTTTGCTGTTGGTATTCTTTTTAATTTCATAATTAGTTTTAAAAAAAGGGGAGGCTATCAATTACACTCTTGGGTGTTTTTGATTTGTTGTTGGCTTGTACCTCCCCTATGGGTTTATTTACTTACTCGCTTTGCTGACTGCTTTCTGTGACTTCTTCGAGTTTATAGTCTTTCTTAATAGATCAATTTGTTCTTTTGTTAATTGATTCTTATAAGATGAAAGTTTTTTCTCTACATACACATAGTCTGTATCAATATGCTTTAGCATATCTTCAAACAATTTGTTTCCAGATTCTACTTGTACTTGCTCTAATTCTTTCGCCTCATACTCATCCATGATAGTATCTTCTCCTCCATCTGCTATACCAAAAATAAACAGTGCTCTATTCAAAGCACCAGACTGGCATTTTTGAGATGCAAAAGGTTCGTTTGCTCTTTTATGAGCAATTCCATCTGCGACAACAATATGTTCTGAATTTAAAACTGAACCCCTCATCATAATTGTACTTTCGTTCAATTCGACAATCTCAGTTTGTGTGTAGAATCCTTCGGTTCTGTAGTAGTCATTAAAATAACTTAATCTCTCAGTCCAAGGTACTATTTCTTTTCCTCCTCCAATTCTAGTTTTCTTTAGTTTCCTTTTTAGTTTCCCCATGATTATTTTTTATTAAGTTGGTTAAATAAATATTTACTATAAAATACTTTCTTGTGTGAAACAAGATTGATTCCCAGTCGAAAATCCATTCCTTAATTCTCCTCTTCATACATAACTCTTCAAAGTTATCTAAGAGGTATAGTTTGAAATCTCTAAGAGAAAAACGCTTCCGATCATGAATAATCTCTCTATTTTCGTAGTCGAATCTGACCATGTAATAATGTTATTTATCATGTCGTGGTGTTGTGGTGTAAAGGTAAAAATAAATTACACTTATTAACGATTGTTCAAAAAATAATGTTAAATAGTTATTAACATTTCGTTGGTTAACAGGTTTGCCATTTCCTTCTGTTTCTGGATACTGCTTTTGTTGGTGAATTTCACATATCTGTAGAAAGCCTCAGACCCATTCGCATGACCACTTATTTCTCTTACTTCCATTTCAGTCAATCCTTTACTTAAATAATATGTGATTGCACTACTCCTTAATTTATGTGGTGTATATAATTCCCAGAGTTTGTTTGTGCATTTTTTGGGGTTGCCTTCATAATCATATAAGTAGGTTACTTTGTCAATACAGAAAGCCTGGTATTGTTGTAATAATTTTTTTAGATTTCTTCTGAATGTAACTATATCTAATTTCCATTTAGTCTTTACAATAAAGTCTTTTACATCCTGTGGAAGATAGAAATTACTTATCGATCCAGTTCCTTTTTTTGTAATGATAGTGACAGAATCACTATTTGTATCACATTCAAACCCTACCAGATCACTAATTCTCATGCAAGAGTATAACATAAGCCTTGTATAATACCATGTTGTATGTAGAGACTTGTCAATTGGCATTGCTGTATGTATTAGTTCTACTTCTTCTGGAGTCATTGCGATTACTTCTGTCTTCACCTCCTTAACTGATTGTAATTTAGGAAACCAGTATCCGTACTCTTCCTCTCCCTTTTTAAGTGTTGCTCTTATTGTTTTAAGATGAGATTTTCTGGTGTTAGGATGTTTAAAGTCCTCAGTTAATAGGTTAAGGTATTTGTTTACCTTCCCTTGTAGAGACTTCTTTACTCTGATTCTACTTCTTCTTTCTACTACTGCATTCAAATCTAAATTCTCAATATTAAAATTATACTTATATCTTTTCATGGTATTGTATACACCTTTATAAGATTTAATTGTTGAGTAGTTTAGTTTCTTTCCGTTGTGAAGAATCTCTCCACTTTCTAATTTATTTATAATGTCCTTTAATAAAGAGACAAAGGTATGTTCTTTCATGTTTATGAATTAATAGGGTTAAACAGGTAGGTTGGATATATGAGATTGTAAAAGCCTCTCCATTGACTGGAAAGGCACATTGTTGTAGTCCCTAGGGGAATCGATTTACAATCGTTCAATTTATCAAAATTACCTAGCAATAATATCATCAATTTCTTGTGCTAAATTCGAGTAGTATTCTATAATCCTTGATGATTCTTGAAACATTAACTGAGTCTTCCCAGTTTTCTTTTGGTTCAATCTACTCTTTCTTGTTTTAGACCCATATACATATTCGCATACATCGGTAGAGGTTATTCCTTTTATGTTTAGGAGTTCTCTGGCTTTCTTCTTATATATTAATTGAGATTTCATTATTTAGTTGGTTGGGTTTTAGTTATAATATTACTTTGTCCTTCCAATTTAGTGAAGGATCTCTATTTGTCAAAGTTTGTCTTACAGAATTTTTAATTCTTTCTGTAGCCGAATCTGACTCATAGATTGTTGTTAATGAATTAGATGGTAAACTGTCCAATTCAAACATTAAAGCAGAATTTAATTTTGCCTCAAAGTTTTCGTGTAGTTTGTCGTACTGGTCTTGCAGAATATTATTCTTTTTGACTAGTCCGATATAATCATCTAATAAATCTTGATTGTCAGTTCTTTCAACATCAAAGTCGAAATCATGTTCCAACATTTCAAGAGTGTTGTGGTACTTCCTTTTAAGTTCCTTGTCAATGTCGTAAAAATTTTTAAATTGCTTTAATGCATGAATACCAGTTGCATGGTTTTTTCCTATGTAATTTGCTGAATGAGATATAGGTACTCTCAAATGATCATGCACTATTTTAAAATAAATTTGTCTGGCATCCACATTGTGTCTCTCCCTGTTTCCATGAACCTTGCCCATCGAAACCGTATCGATTATTTTGATAATCGCATCAAGTTTTAGTTGTAATTGTTTTGTCATTTTTTTCTTTTTTAAAAGAAGGCATAGTTTCGCCTCGTGACGACCAAGTTTAAAAGGTTAATAATATACCCTCTTCTTTAATTTATCGTTGTAATTCTTCTACTATAGATTCACCTATAAGTTTGGATATGTTCCATTCATCAGACCAGTATTTTTTTGATCTTTCTATTGAACCTTTATCTCCTCTAGAAACTTGGTATCTAGATGGAGCCCATGTGAAAATATTTATTTTGTGGGATCTGTATGCTAAGAAACAAGCACCAGAATCAAGAGCCTCTTTACACTTTTGTGTTATCTCTCCTCCGAGTCTCCAAGCCTCACCAGAGTCAATTAAGTCTTGGTAAATCTTGAATCCATACTGCTTTTGCAGTTTTCTAATTTTACTTTCGTTCATAATATCAGTTTTTTTTAGAGACTAAATAATGAGTTTATGGGTGCTAAATTAACATTTAATGTTGATAAAACAAATTATTCTCTATCCGAAATTGAATTTTCGTTCAAGTTTGCATCCCTCCATAAGTATTGTTTGCCTTTGATATTGTGATACATAGAAACAATAAAATGCTCTGGTGCATCTGGGAACATTTCTTTTACTTTAATATATATAGGGTCTTTTTCCATTATTCAGTTATTATAATTATTAGTATTGTTACAAAAAGTCCAATCATGCTAAAGAATGCACCTTTGTAGTTAGTTTTCATTTGTTGAGGTGACCTTCCTTGATTCATAGTCTTAGATTTTTTAGTTCTTTTTCAGCAACCTCTTTAGTCATATAGTATTTTGTGTCTGGGTTCTGATCATGTAATTTTTCACTTTCATAATCCCAACAAGACCAAACTATCTTCCCATTTTCAATAGTCCAGTAATCATCTCCTTCATCAAAAGGATATACTACACCATTTCTTTTGGCTTTTAATCTTTTAACATTAATCATGTAATCAATAGTCTCATCGACTGTCTTCATTACATTACCTAATTGTGCTTTAATGTTCATTAGATAATCTAATGATTCTGGGTCATACTGATATTTTTCAGATACTACATCCAGAATGTTTTTCTTTATGAAATCTTCCATTTTTATTTCTGACATTTTATTTAAGTTTAGTGAATTGAATTGTTAAATTTTCTTTCCAGTTGTCTGAGTCGTTTTCATACTCTTCCAGAATAGCATTGACCAAAGGGAGTTCATCGATCCCTAGTTTACATAATCTGGTCATAAGTTCATCTGTATGTTTTTGTAGGTTTACCAGAAATTCTTCATTCTCTCCATACATCCTATCAAGGAGTTGGTTAGTGGCTTTTTCTAGTTCCTTTTCTGCTTGTTTCACTTTAAATTTTAGTGAATGCTTAAATACTGGTGTGTGTGATACTTCATCAAGTGACTCCAGTAATAATTGTGAGTAGAAAGTTGCTTTAACTACTGCATAGCGTATGTCGTTTTTATTCATAGTTTTTATTTTTAATTTCAATTTTTAATTGCATCTCTTCCCAAACCTCCTCCATGAATTCCAATTTCTGGTTTTCATTATCTGCATACTTAGGGTATGTTGTCCAGTATGCTTTTCTCTTTGTTTTTAAAAGTGATTTTAAAAGTTTGATCATAGATTTTTTATTATTAAGAACAGGATGAAGAACATCCACACCAATATAATTAGTGTGAATATCCCCTCTCCCACTCCTTGTTTAAACTTTCTCTTTAGTTCTGGCTTCATTATATATTTTTTCTATTTCCTTTTTCTTTGCGTAAGGATATTCTATTACAGCCTCTTCTAAAGTAAAAACTTCATCAGCAAACATTTCACCTAAATCATATTCCCAAGTTTCGTAACTCTCTCTGTATTGCCACTCATCGTAGGAGTAATCCTCTTTTTTTGTTATTCCATCTTCATCAAACGTTGTTCGCCCTCCAAAGTCACATCCACCTTCCTCGTATTCTATTTCAGCCTTGAGTTTATACTTTTTACAAATTTCCTCGACAAGTTTAATTGGGGGTGACCATGCAGAATCACCATAGACTCTTAATCCATGATCATCAGACTCCATTTCAAAATCGAACCATTTAGTTCCATACATATAGAAGACATTAAAGTTATCTCCATACTTTTTTTTGAAGCCTTCGCCTCCATCAAGTTTACCTTCGCCTATTACATACTCACTCCACTCCGTAAAGTATTTAGATTTATCATAGGTTTTAAGTTTCTTTTCTAATTTGCTGAGAGTAGATTTACTTCCCTCAAACGTTATCCAGTTATTACAATTATTTGCCATATTATATAGTTTTTAAGTTTTTAATAAATTCTACTACTGCTTGGTATCTTGTGTCTAAATCGTTACTGCTTAGACATTCATCAAAGTACCCTACTTTACCTACATTATCACTTAAATAATCTTCAATCTTCTTTACTACTGGCATAAGCCAATCCCAAGATTTGTGAAATTGCATTGGTGCAATCGTACCATCATTGTATTTAGGTGAGTAGCATTTGTTATGATTTACCTCGTACCCCATAAATTCTGCTATAAGTTTATTGTCATTCATATTATATAGTTTTAATTAATGATTGCTCTATCTCATCATATCCGTAAACATCAGTATAGACAAGTCCTGCGTTCTCTTCGTTGTAGTCGGTATACTGAACGCAGAATATTTCATCATCAACACTTTCATCGGTGTCTCTGATTACAAAATAATCCTCATCAAAATATGAGTATAACTCATACCTTTCATTCAGTACAATGGTTTGACCTTGTTCCATTTGGTCAAGAGTTTCTCTGCTGACCTTGTTAAGTGCTTCTTCTAATATGTTCATATTATATAGTTTTATTTAGTTTTCGTTTATAAAATCCATTGCCATGTTATATAGCGATGGGCTGTTTTCCTTAATAAAGTTGATGAATAGTTCATTCCTTTCCAGTTCCTTTAGATTGCTCTGGTTTATTGCAATAGCAATAGCAAGACTACTATTTGCTGTTTTTAATTCTTCATGATTATCCACCTCTCTTACTATGATATCGTGTTCGTGTCTAATCCCTTCTTGAAAATAAACAGAATACTTACCCTTCTCTATGTGGTCACAGATTAATTGTATCTGGTCGACATCATCTTCAGCCTCCCAGTTTTCCCCTAAGACTTTATCAGCCACCTCTTCTAATTTGAGGTGACCGACAAATCCGTATGTTGACATATATTCTCCTACCATGATGCGTGATAATAAAATGAATCATTATGAAAACCTTTCTTCGGTGTTTTCACTTCACCTAACTTCTGGATAGTTTCTTTCAATGAATCTATATAGTATTCTATATCATCATTGGTTTCCATTTCAGAGTTGCCAAATAAGAATCCAGATTGTGGAGGTAGCATATCGTTAATGACATCTACTTTTGCCTTAACTGATTTCTCTTTCTTTAATCTCTTCAATACATCCTTACAGAGTTTTACAAGTTCTTCGATTTGCTGTGATTCTACATAATAAGTTCCACAATTATCTACTCCATCTTGGATGTTATCTACAAACCATTGGTGAATCCAGTTAACCTTTCTCCAGTACATGACTTCAAACTGGAGATACTTTAGATTCTTCATGTCGATTTGCTGTCCTTTAGCAGTTCCGAATATGTGATGCTTTTCGGATTCTTTCTGGTGTGACCAGTTCTGGACATACTGCTTTCTGTCTAAATACATATCTAATCCCATAATTACCAGTTTAAAATGTTTTGAGGATCAGAATAAAATTCTACGGAATTTAGAAATGATCCTGTTGTACCTCTTTGTACCTCATACCTTGATGGTATTTTGTTTCCGTAATAATCTAACTTGCTTGTTTTTGGTAGCATACAAGCACCAGAGTTTAGCAATTCCATTGCTTGTCTTCCGATTGTACCTTCCATTTGCCATACAATTCCAGTATTAATCATGGATTGCATTCTTGAGTAGCCCAATTCTAATTGGAGTTTCTCGACTTTTTTATAATTCATATTATATAGTTTTAATGTTGCCTACTATTAAGGAGTTCGGCTGTTCCTTTGTGACTCAGATAGGATTCGAACCTATAACCGATACCTTAGAAGGGTATTGCACTATCCAGTTGTGCTACTGAGCCTCCCTTGACTTACGCCAAGTGCGTTCTTTGAATATGCTGTATCATGGTAGTAACATTTGTACCAGTACAAGCCATTGTTGGATTATCACATTCATCCCTCTTCACACCATCATGAACATCCTCCAAAACAACACATTCATGAGTGCATTCCAAATCATCCCTCCAGAGGGTTGTTGTGTTCTCATTCATGTACTTGATTAATCTCTGGACATCTGCTTTCAAAGATTCATAGTCTGATTCTGGGGTGACCTTATCCTTATTCCATGAGGGGGTAAAGTGCTTATCAAATTCATCTGTACCTTCTTCGTACATTACACCATCTACCTCAACAAATTGGATATCATCTGGACATTCCCAATCTGTATAGTAGTAGTAGTCATGATTATAATAATCCTCTAATAACCATTCATCAGTTATTTCGCCTTCTTTGTATTCTGGGTTTCCTTCCTCTTCGACTAATCTAAGGTGGTTTATCATATCAGATTCGTACTTAATGTACATTAGACCTTCTCCGATGCAGTAGCCAGATGCCATACCTTCTCCTGTGACATCGCATTTTCTTGGGTGTAGTTTTACGCTTTTCATATTCCATGTGTTAAGAGGTGAGCGAATAGCATCCCAAATGAAAAGAGTGCTGTAAGACCTAATGCGACAACGAAGATGTGCATAATGATTGTTGTTGATTTTTGAATAATTAATTTCATATTATATAGTTTTAATGTAAGGGCATTATTGCCTTTGATACTGGAGGAGGAATCGAACCTCCTTGCATCCAATCCAGTATAGGTTGCTTTACGCAACAAGAGTGCTTAAAGAGTTAAACACCTTTTGGTCTAAGCGTTGAAGACCTCCGACATATTTTGACTCTTGTCTGGTTCTGTCTGAACCTCCTTTGTGAGTTGTGTAATGAGTTACACCAGAAAATAATCCCCAAAGCGTTTGACCTTTGTAAGACATTTCATTTACTACAGACTGGACTAAATCTTGAGTCTGGTTCAATTTACGAGTTGAGTAATTTTCTTTGGCTCTGGATTCTCCCATAGTTACATCCACACCAGTAACAAGATTAATAGTCTTATTCACTTGATTTTGGGTGACCTTCTCATTAGCCATTTTACTGAATATCTCAAATAAAGATTTATCAGCCTGTTCCATATTCTCTATAATGCGTAGAGACCTTTGAACAGCATCTCTCATATTAGCAGTATGTCTAACTGAGTTCTGTAATTCTTTACTAAGTGCAGAGAATTGATTAGCACACGAGATTGTTGTTCCAGTTGTTCCCCATCTTAATGAGCATGAACCATCATGTGAATTGATTGCTGTTGCTTTTCTTGTGATTATATCATCTCCTACTTTCTTGTCTTGGAGATTTACCTGTAACATAACTTTACGACCTCCTTTGAATTCTTGACCATTTGAAATTGGCTGTCCGATTACATCAGCAATCTCCAGTACAAGTTCTGCAAGTTCTGAATTCTGAAAAGTTTCGTACTGGTTAGTGAATGCACCGAAGCAATCGTTGTTGTCTGTTCTAACTACGCCGAAGAAATCTGTTGCAGTTGTGATTGTTCTGTTAGGGTCAACATTTGAGGGAGACTCAAAGTTTAAAGGATACTTCTTAACATCCCAGTTAAGATTAAATTTGTGTAGCAGTTGCTCTGCTTTTGATAGGTTTACACTTTCTAAGTTTGTGTCGATTAATCGACCTTTTGAATCTAAATACATATTGTATAGTTTATTTAATTAATGTGGCAAAATCGCCTTCATGAACCATCGTTCACATTGCAATAATACAATAATAATTTGAATTAACAATAATGTTGATAAAAATAATTTAAACGAAGGTTTTCGCTACTGGTGTTGGGGTGTGTGTAATTAACGATGGTAGATTTTCAAAATCAAATGATCCCGAATTTTTTTCTTTCGGGGGTAATTGGGCGTTCTCTTTACAGATGGTTTGTATTCTGTATAGATTATGGCTTTTACTTTACAAATGGTGTTTTGGGGTGACCTTAGTCTTATATTCCTATAGAGAGAGATAACATTCCCGTATAAGGTAATTATAAATCCTACGGAGTTGTGTACGACCATAGATAGTAACATTGAATTGTTGTTTGGTGTACTTCTCTCGTTTTGTCTGGCGTTCAATAAAACCTTCGTTCAATAGTCGTTTGTGTTCTCTATAGAATTGATGAGGTGAAGAAATCTTTACAAGTTCCATTTTGTCCAGGAGTTGAAGAACCTTTTTAATCTCGTAGTATGTGAAATCTGATTTACATTCTGATTCTATTATACTACATGCTAAAAAGATGTAAACTGACTTAGGTGTAAAGTCGTTGTCCAGACTTCGCAAGTATTTCTGGATGGCTTTGTTGTGGCTAAATAATTCTCTTAGTTTGTTCGCTACTTTCATTTAGTTTTATGTTTGGTTTGTTTTGTGGCTTAATTCTCCACAGCATTACTCCATCTTTATAAAGAGGAGGAGAGATTCCCAAAATCGTATCGCTTGACATTTTTTTTGTTGTTGGTTTCCTTTTTAGCATAGTAAATAAAGAAAAACAAGCACAAAATAGATACAGACTGCTTATAAATGACTGACAATCAGTAGTCTATAGGTATTTGTTCGATTCCTATTGAGAATCGGATTTGATTTTAGAATGCCACAATTCAATAGTACCCAGTTCACCAAATCCACTTCCACTCTCGGACACAAGCCACCATATATATACTATTACCACATCAAGATGCCTACAATGAGTTTCTGAGCAAATATAAGAAACTTAAATTAAATTTTGATGCTACCATATCACAAGGTTTTTGATCGTTCCTTAGACGAAAGATTTGGGGAAATAAAAATCATTTCGGTAATAATGTAATATACTAATAAGATCTATTATACTAATATATAATATATATATATAATATATAATATACTAATATATAACAAACTTCCAAATTTATTTTGGCTAGACAATTTGGCTACCCATGCTAGACATAATGGCTATCAGTTCATAACAGTGTTAATAACACATTGATAATTAGGCATTAACTATCGTTCATGTTAAGTATTTTTACCACATGAATATGATTGGGTCAAAGATAGCAGTTAGGGTTTCTAAAAAATATAACGATGAGGTTACATTTGGAAACGGAGACAAGTTATACCTAGACGTCACATTTAATCCAGAACACCATGTAACAATATGTGGAGAGGTCGTGGCTTTGCCTAGAGGTAAATGGTGTAAGGATACTCGTGGTGATTTTCTAGCACAAGAATTAGTGGTAGGTGATAAAGTATACTTCAATTATTTAACAGTTGATAAGGATAATTTGATCTTCGGAGAGGATGACATATATACTTGTAGTTTAGAAGATGTTTTTTGTAAAGTTGATGGAACTGGAATAACTGCTATCTCCAATCATGTTTTAATTGAGCCTGAAATGACAGACGAAATGATTGGCTCTATTTATTTAGGACAACCCAAGATGTCAGAAACCGAAGGGTATGTAAGATTTGTTAGTACCCCCAAAAAAAATAAGGAAGAATTATTAACCCCAGGAGACCATGTTATGTTTCATGAAAGGTATGCCTTTCTAAATACTATAGAAGAAATCAAATTCTATATAATGAGACAGGATGATGTTCTTGGGAAAATTAAAGAACACTCTGGAAGGCCCGTTTGATATACCTCAATGCATAAGTGATCATGCTCGACTTTATGTCGACTCAAGAGTTATGGCTAATCGTGAACACTACAAAAAACTTTACTGGAAATCTAGGTCTTACCAATACAAGAATCCAATACTATTTGACCACCCAGTTGACAATGAATTTTACACAGACTTTAAGGGTATACTTGCCGAGTTACTAGTACGTCACAACTTTGATTTAAAAGGGACAAATTATACAACTTCAGCCTTTGTTAAAGAGAAGGGAGTTAGTGATCCTGATTTAATAGTTAATGAATGTAAGATAGATGTAAAAGGATGTGAAAGGTCTTTAAAGGTAAATATGTTTACCATAGATAAGTTAGATGTTGATTTTATAATATTTGTTTTATTCCTTTCTGGACAGAGGTATGTTATATTAAACTTTAAAAAGGAAGATATTAAAAAGTGGGATCTCGTTACTGTAAATGAGAGAAACAAGTATTATGAATTCAAGGTAGATAAGAGACGTTGGAGATATGACACCCCAAATTCTGATACCCCCAAATAAAAATTTTTTGAAATCGAGTAGTAAAAATTTACACCGAATATGAAGAAACATACTAAATTATACCACGAGTATTTTATGTATGACCCAGGAGACTGGATTGGCTGCGAGGTTTGTGATAAGACAGCAGTTGATATTCATCATATAGAACCAAGAGGTATGGGAGGGTCTAGTGAAAGAGATACCCCAGAAAATCTTATGGCACTTTGTAGGGAATGTCATTCCTACTTCGGAGATAAAAAACAATTTAAACGAATGCTAAAAACTATGCACTATGTCAGAATCGAAAAAATTATCGAAAGCAAGTCCTAAAGATATTTTAGAAGAAATATTAAGATTAAAATTAGAACACCCCTATCACCCACAAATTCAAAAACTACAAGTGTTCTATGATATTATAAATAATCGTGAGGCTAGAGCCTAGACACAAGTCTGTCTATCTTATCAATAATATTTAACTTAACTCCATATAAATCTGCTGAATTAGAATTCTCTAAAGTTTGTAGAGTGTCTATCATTAATTCTAATTTTCTCATGTTTAAAACCTCTTCCTTGTCCTCCAATGTAACATGAAATTGATTATTGTAATTTGAGTCAGGTGGTGGATTTTCTGGCATTTTTAATTTAATTAATTAGTTGAACAAAGTAAGCGTAAGCGATAATAGTAAGCGTAAGCGATAATAGTAAGCGTAA